GCTTATCTGCGTCCATTCTTCCAGCGTGAAGTTGCTAGCACCTCTGACGGTGAACAACGTGCGATCATTGCTGAGTACACTCTTGTTTGCAAAAACGAGAAGGCACTTGGTGCTGTCTACGACTTGTCGTAAACTGATAATGGAGGGGGCCAAGTGCTCCCTCCTGTTATCTTGGAGATATTATGTCAGACCCTATCAAAACTAAATTTAAGTACGATCACAATGAAGACAAAGTTATTCTTCAGAACGTACAAGATGTTGAACCACTCCTAGAGCTTAACAAAAAAGAAGCCCTAGGTGATTCCATATATGGACCACAGTCCAACAATGGTATGCGGAAGGTAGCCAGTATTCCGTTGATTATGATTGAAAAGTGGAAACGTGAACTTGGTATAGACATCTATGACAAAAATGACTGGCCTAAGATTAAACAGTTATTGAATGATCCTGAGTATCGTTTCTTACGGACACATGAAAGTAAAATCTAATGGCTCTGTCTACCTACTCTGATTTAAAAACTAGCGTAGCTAACTACCTTAACAGGAATGACCTTACTGATGTCATACCTGATTTTATCAGGCTAACTGAAGACAAATTAAATCGTGAGTTAAAAGTAAGAGCTAACCTGGCAAGGGCAGAGACAACTACCACTAACGGCACAGAGTTCTATGATCTTCCCAGTGACATGATTGAACTTAGAAATGTAACGTATGAAACATCTAGTAACAGCTATGCTCTGGCTTATCTTAGCCCTGAGTCGATCAATAGAGAATATGGTACCTATACCAGTGGTGCCCCTAAAGCATACACTAGTTTAGGAACTGATATCAAGATAGCTCCTACTCCTGATGGCTCTTATACGATCAACATTAGCTACTACAAAAAGTTAATCAACTTGTCAGACAGTGTGTCAAGTAATAACATCTTGGCAAACTTTCCTGACTTGTATCTGTTTGGTTCTTGCTTAGAAGGTGCTGTCTATCTGAACGACAATGAACAGGTACAACGTTTTGCTGCATTGTTTACCAATACACTAGATAGTGTAAGACGAATAGAAGAATCAGCAAGATACAGTGGTACCGTGATGCGTATGAGCGTACAAGGTGATCCTGGTAGTCTTGTTCGCAGGGGTGCATGATGGCTACAAATTGGGTCATAGAAGATTTTACAATTGTACAAGAAGAAGGTGGTAATCTCTTGATGGAGGATGGTGACTACATCTCAAGAGAAAAGTGGAACTCTACTACATGGACTGAACAAACGGCTACTGGTAATGGCTAAACAACTTGTAGACATAAATGGATTACAGGCCAAGTTTTCACTGAACAAAGACTTGTCTCCATATGACATGCCACCTCATTTCTTTACAGAAGCACAGAACGTAAGGTTCCTAGATGGTAAAGCTGGTAAGATCTTAGGGCATAGCCAAGTCTTAGGTACTCCTACCGCTGCACCTTACTGGGCTATTAACTGGCTACAAGGTACCACAGACCTTTGGATCTATGGTGGTGCAACAGAGCTATATCAAATTGATGGTTCGACTCATAGCACAGTTACCAGGACAAGTGGTGGTTCTTATACTACCATAGCTGGCACGACAAACAATTGGCATGGTGGTATTCTAGGTGGTGTCTTGGTGGTAACTAATGGCCTAGATGTTCCCCAAAGTTTTACACAGGCTGGTACTGATTTTACAGATCTGTCTGATTGGCCTAGCACACTTAGGTGCAAAGCTATCGTTCCATTTAAGAATCATCTTGTAGCACTAAACCTAACTGACTCTAGCACAGAGAAACCTTTTGACATCAGGTGGAGTGATGCTATACCAGCTGGTGCAAGTACCAATGGTGCTAACACATGGAACACAGCTAGCACAGCCAGTGAGTCAGCACAAGTGTCACTTAGTGGTACAAAGGGTCATGTGCTCAACGGCTTACAACTTGGCAACGAGTTGATGATCTACAAAGAAGATAGTGTCTATGGGTTAACCTATGTAGGTGGTAACTTTACATTTAGAATCAGAGAAGTATTTAAAGACACAGGGATGCTTGCCAGAGATGGTGTTGTTGACCTAGGTAATGGCAGTCATGTCTTCTTAGCAACTAACGATGTCTTGATGCACAATGGTACATCTATCAGAAGTGTGATAGATAACCATATGAAAACTTTCTTGTTCAACGAGATTGACAGCACCTACTATTATAAAACGTTTTTGACACACAACAAGTTAAAGACAGAAGTGTGGATATGCTTTCCACAAACTGGTGCTACAAATGGTTTACCAGACACAGCATTGATTTGGAACTACAGAGAAGACACTTGGACCATTAGAGAACTACCTAATGTTAACTATATAGCCAAGGGTGAGATTGATCCAGGTACGACTAACACTTGGGCAGCTACCACCACAGCTTGGCAAGATGAAGCATTTAGCTGGGCTACGCAAGAATATAATCCATCTGTAGATTCATTATTAATGTGCGGCACTAATGATACTAAGTTGTACATGGCTGATCTATCTACTAAATTTGATGGCACTAATTTTACCATGTTGATGGAACGCACAGGGTTAGGACTTAATGATCCAACAAAGGTCAAGTCTGTCACCAGTTTTTATCCTAGGATAGATGGTACAGGTACCGTTGATATAAGCATCGGTGCTGAACTTAATCCATTCCAAGGTGTTACCTATAGTCCAGCTGTTACATTTAACATAGGACAAGACAACAGAGTTGACTGTAGGGTTCGTGGTAAGTTTATAGCTGTTAAGTTTGAAAATGCTAGCAGTAATAGATTTAGAGTTAGTGGATACGCTTTTGAAACAGAATCGGTATCTACCAGATGACAGAGTTTGCTAGATTTTCTGCCAGGATCACACCTGGTAAAACTGAAGATCTTCCTAGATTTTTAGATGATACATTCATAGAGATACAAAATGTCCTAGAGGTTGTCAGGGATGGGCATCTTGATGTAGTATATACTGCACCAGACAAGCCCAGACAAGGAGACATACGGTATGCTGATGGAACAAGTTGGAACCCAGGTTCAGGAGAAGGAATTTACTTTTACAACTCCGCAGGTTCATGGGTTAAGTTATAAACTACTTAATCCTAAAAGCAAACAGTTTAAAGCTAACCTTGCAAAATGTTATAACTTTATAGACAGATCTGCAAAGGCTAGCCTCGGTGTCTATAATCTACCAACTAAT